GGATCATGGCGTCCAGGCAGATGTCGGATGCGGTGCCCTGAATGGGGAAGTTGGCAGCCTCTCGGCCGACGCTGTTAGCGGTGCCTGGTGCAATGAATGGCCAGCGCCGGCGACGGCCGAGAGGTGACTCGACGTACTGGTGCTTGAGCGCGAAGGCCTTTGTGGTCTCGATCCATTCCTTGAGCTTGGGGAATCCGTTGAGGAAGCGGTAGAGGAACAGCTCGGCCTCATCGATCGACCACCACTCGGCGTCAGGATCCTTGTACTCCAACTCCGCACCTTCAACCAGGGACTGCGCGCTGCGGCCGTAGATGATGCCGAAGTCGACGTGCTTGGCCATGATGCGCTCGGCCTTGGTCACCTGATCGCCAGGCTTCTTGAAGATCATCGAGGCGACCTCGGTGTGGATGTCGCGGCCGGTGCGGAAGACCTCCTGCATTGCCTCGTCTCCAGCAAGCACCGCGGCCACGCGCAGTTCCAGCTGGGAGTAGTCGGCCGCCACCCACACGTATCCCGGTGAGGGGATAAAGGCGTTGCGAATTTCGTTACCCATCAGTAACGGAATGTTCTGGATGTTGGGCGAGGCCGAGGACAAACGTCCGGTGGCGGTGCCCAGCAGCTTGAAGTCGCTGCGGAGCCTGCCGTCCTTGCCGAGCAGGTTGAGAATCTTGTCGATGTAGGTGGCCATCACCTTCTTGAGCAGGCGCAGCTCGACGATGTCGTTCAGGCCTCGCTTGACCTCTGGGTTGTCGACGCGCTGCGCTAGCCCGAAGAGGATGTCCTTGGCGGTGGAGTCCTCTGGCATCTCCATCGCCCGCTTGCCCACCAGGTGCGGCTTGGGTGCCTTCCAGTGCGTGTAGATGAGCTTCGACAGCTGGGGCTGCGATTGAGGGTTGAAGTTTTCCATCCCGTGCTCAGCGGCTAACGCCTGCAGCCGCGTCGTCTTCTCTTCGATCTTCACCTGCGTGGTCGCCTTGAGCTGCTCGAGGTATGGTCGATCGATCTTCACTCCGTGCAGTTCCATCTCGGCCAGGGTGTAGACCGCGGGCATGAGCAGGCTGTCGAACAGCTTGGAAAGCATCGGGGACTGTTCGTCCATCCGAGCCCGCTGGTCACGCTTCAGCTTCGAGGTGTAGCCAAGGTCCTTGGCCTGGTACTCGTAGAGGGCTGAGAGCCGCTCCTTGCCGAGCCCCTTGGTGAAGTCGAAGTCGTAATCCTCGGCGTCATAGTTGACTCGCGCCTGGGTCTTCAGACCGTGGGACTTGTACTTGCTGAACGGCCGCTCGTCCAGGGTGTAGTGCATGACCATGCAGTCGGCTGCTCGCGGCCGGATGCGTTCCTTGAAGTAGACGTCGAGGAACTGGATGTCGAACTTGGCGTTCCAGAGGCCGAACTCGCCGGCGTAGAACTCGGTGAAGAACTGCTTCAGCATCGCCTTCACCGCAGGCACCTTGAGCAGGAGCGGGCTGATGATCACGCCGGCGTCGTCGTTGCCGATGCCGATGGTGACGATGCGGTCGACGAGCGGGTTGTCGCCGGTGGTCTCGAGGTCGATGGTGAGGTCTCGGCGCTCGCGCATCTCGAACAGGTAACGCGTCGCACTGGCCAGCGATCCGGGGACGACGTAGTCAACCTCGAGGTCGGGTTGAGGGGCTGTGTGCTCGGTCCACTTCACGATGTCGGCCGCGAAGTCACGGAAGTATTCGGCATCACGCAGGACTGCCGCGGGATGAAAGGTGGGCACGGTGTAGACCATGCGTCCACCCCATTCCGTCCACACACCGCGGCCATGCCAGCGGGTGATCGGCACCGCTTTGTCGGCTCTCAGGACGGCAGTTAAAGCGACGCCGCCGACGGAGAGGATCTTGGTCGGCGCGACCAGCGCCAGTTCCTCCTCAAGCCGTTGGCGACAACACCTGATCTGCGCGATCCCAGGCGTCTTGTTGCCTGGTGGGTGGCAGAGCACCGAGTTGGTGTAGAAGATCTCGTCCGGGTCGGCCCCAGCGTGCTTGAGGACCAGCCTCAGAAGGCGGCCGGCGGGACCGACGAAGGCCTGTCCACGCTGAACCTCAGTGTTCCCCGGCGCCTCGCCGAGGACGAGCAGGCTGTCGCCAGGACCGTAGCCCTTGACGGTCTGCGCGTCCTTGAGGGGACAGCGCTCACACCGGGTGGGTAAGAGGTTCCTGCTCACTCAATAGCTCGAGGATGGCGCAGCCGACCGCGGCCACATGCAGCGCCTCTTTGTGTCGGGCCTCCGGTGTGTGGCGCTCCGGCTTATTGTCGGTGAGGAACGTCTCCGCCAACTCCCCAACCTCTTCGGCCAGGACCTTGAAGTAGATGTCGAGGCGAGCTGCGAGTGGAAGTGTTGGATCACGCTCCGGCTTGTCCGCATGGATTATCTCCTGCCGATTACGTTCGGCAGCGATCTCCCTGAAGGCGCGGTACGTCTTCTCTGTGCTGCCGAGCGCGGACAGGCCGGGGCTTTTGAGCATCGACTAGAGGTCGGGTTCTTTCTTGACAGGCCAAGCATCCATCGCATCGGCGATCGCAGCCGCCCGCTTGACCAATTCACCGTTGTCAGGATTCAGTGCTCCCGCCGAAACGATGACTCTTCGTGCCCAGTCGCGGACCGTTTCAGCTGCATGCATGTCCTGTGCTCTGAGCGTGAAGCAGGGCTCGCCGGCGGCTTCGCATCCGGCCGCGGTCTTCGAGTTGTAGTTGGGGTCGTCGTGGCTGGCGTAGGTGGTTGGATTCATGTTGTCCTCCTAGAGATGAGTGAGCCCCCCGGCCAGTAAATCCGGGGGGCTCGAGCTAGCTGGAGTTCTAACCCTTGAACGAACGCGCGCCAGGCTTGCTGGCCGGGAACGGTGAGCGCTTGGCCGCGGTGGCCGGACCGTTCTTGACGGCGGCGGTGGCCGGCGCGGTCCTGGTCGCCGGTCTGGTCGCGGGCGTGGCTGCGGCCGCAGCGGGCTCCTCTGTCTGCTGAGAGACATCCTCACCGTTGGGACCGAGGATGTCGGAGATCTTGTTGGTCTGCCGGTTCTGGAACGGCTCGTTGTAGGTCTTGATCATGCAGGCGAGACCGACGACCTCGGGGTCGGTGACTTGTCCGGTCGCGTCGTCGAACTTGATGTTGACCTCTTCAGCGTCGAAGCCGAGGTTCTGGAAGGTCTGCATCATCTTCCAGAGCGAGTCCGGCTGGAAGCTGGTGACCAGGAAGGAGTGACGCCCCTCGTGCTCACCGTCGGCGATGACGACGTCCCAGTTGAGGTAGGGGTGCTCCTTCCCCGGCTTCTGCTTGAGCACGCAGTCGGCGATCACCCCGTTGTAGTCGCCCGCCGGAACGGCTGAGCGGCTCTGGACGTCGGCGAAATTGACTGTGATTTCACCCATTACGAACTATTTCCTCCTCGATGTTTTGGTGGTTGGGGATGCGAGCTGAACGACGTTGTCCTCCTGTGGCTCTACCTCCTCTTTCTTACCGAAGCCGAGGACGTCGAGGAGCCCGCCGACGGTCGGACTGTCGATGTAGTCGGGCACGCTGTCCTCCTGGCCCCACGGTGTCCTGGTCTTCACGCGGAACTGCGAGTAGTTCTTGAGCAGCAGCGATCGTACATCGCGCGTGGTCTTGTCGGGAAGGGTCTCCTGGACGATGGTCAGGTAGCCACAGACGTCGAACAGACCGGGTGCCTCGTCAGCCATCTGCCCAGCTAGAGCTGGCTTCTTGACGTTGCCGATGCGCGCCTCGCGTTCGTTCTTGTCCTGCGAGGTGGCGATGAAGTGGTAGGGCAGGTCGCGGAAGGCCCGGATCAAGCGGCGCATCTGGATTGAGGCCACACCGTAGTCCTGGATCTCGAGCTTGTCCGGGTCGCGGGTGCTAGAGACCTTGGCCAGGATCTCCATGAGGGCGAAGATGTGGGTCTCGGAGAGCGAGTCGAGCAGCAGCGTCTTGTACTGGGTGCCCTCCGCCAGCTCGGCGTAGACCTCGTTGAAGTCGTCCCAGCTGTGGACGGAGACCATGTCGATGTCGAGCCCGGACAGCGTCTGGCCGCCGCCCTCGAAGTCCATGTAGAGCGCCGGCGCGGTGCGCTCGTCTAGCTGCGCGGTGCCCAAGAAGCGCGTCTTGCCCGAGCCGTAGGGCCCGAAGATGAGCGCTTTCAGGTGGGCGTTCTGTCCCGGCTTGGTGATGTTCATGCGCTCTCCTCGTCGTACTCCGGACCGAGTGGCGCTTCGGTGTCGCCGAAGACGTCGGGATCCAGCCACCTGAGCGTGGCGTCGACGCCCTGCTCGAAGGTCATGCCGCGGTATCGCGACCCTCCCTTCTCTTCCTGTTTGGTGGCCCGGTTCAGCTGTTGGTCGATCTCTTCTTGTGTTCTCATTTGTCCTCCTTCAAAGCCGAATTATTATGCACTATTGGCGGACTTTTGGGCGGCTAATTTTACCGCCTCCACGAACTCCGGCCAGCGCTTTCCACCCACCTCGGGAAAGGGGCGGCCCCAGACTGCGATGCCGTAGGCGGCGTCGAGATAGTCACGGTGAGGATGGTGCTTCAGCCAGATGATGGCGTCGTCGACGGCCCGCTGGAAAGCATCGCTCACCGGGTGTAGGAAGCCATCTGCGCCGGCGCCGGACTGTACGCCGGCTTCGGCGTCTTGCGCAGGGCCGCCAGGACGCACTCACCTTGAGGTCCGGTGC